CCGATGCCCCTAAAACCCCTCACCTGGGAGAATATAAAACTCACAATGACAAATCATTCAAAAGTTTAAAATCAAAAGGATTAATAAAATCAAAACCCATGCACTATGGTCAAATGATTTGTTATATGCATAAATTAAAATTAAAACGTGGGCTTTATATCGCAGTAAATAAAAATGATGATGCTCGTTATTATGAAAGGATATCCGAAAATAAAACAAAAGCAATAGAATATTTCCAACGTGGTTTCGATATAATTTCTACTGAAATCCCGCCAAAAAAAATAAATACTTCTCCTACATGGTATGAATGCAAATTTTGTGATTATCAAAATATTTGTCATTTCAATGAAAAACCATTAAAGAACTGTAGAACTTGTCAATTTGCAGATATATGTGATGATGGTGTATGGGAATGCAGTCATTATAAAAATAAAATATCCACAAAAGTACAAAGAATAAGTATTGGTTGTCCATCATATAAATTATTGGAGACTTTGAGATGAAAATAAAACATAAAAAGAATGCTGGTCAATTTACTAAAAAAAGAAATAAGAATCGAATAAACAATAAAATTTCTAAAACATCTAAAAGAAAAAACAGGAGTAAATAAAAATGAAAGAACAAAACTATTACTTCACCTTTTGTGGTCATCATCTTCAAGCAAGAAATTATGTTAAAATTTTTGGGACTTATGAAAGTACCAGAATAGAAATGTGTAAACGTTATGGGGATAAATGGGGTTTTCAATATGAAGAAAAAGAAGCTGATGAAGCTGTTCATAAATGGGGATTAAAGGAGATTAAATAATGAGTTTATTTAAAGAGTTTGAGAATAATTTAAAAAAGAATGGTCTTTATTTTCATCATGAAGAAAGTCCATATTATAGAGTAAATGATAAAAAAGCATATAAAATATTATGTGAAACAATTGAAGAAGAATTAACTCAAATGAAAAATATTTGTGATGGAAAATGTATTGATTGTGATAGATGTGATGGTGATATATAAATGACGATTAAACCCCGCAAATATCAAGAACAAGCAATCTATTCTATTTTTGACTACTTCTATCAAGGTAAAGAAGGAAATCCGCTTGTAGTTGCTCCTACTGGATCAGGTAAATCTATTATGATATCTTATTTTTGTGAACAGGTTAATAAACGTTGGCCGGGTCAAAAAATCTTAATTATATCTCATGTAAAAGAAATACTTCAACAAGATTATAATACTATTAAAGACCACACAAATTTACCTATTGGCCTATATTCTTCAGGTCTAAATTCAAAGACAATAAAAAATATTACTGTTGCCGGTATTCAATCTATATATAATAAACCTGAATTATTTGATCAATTTAATATTATAATAATAGATGAGGCACATACAATACCAATAAATAAAAATAGTATGTACAGAAAATTTTTTGCACAGGTTACAGTCCCAATAATTGGTTTTACTGCTTCTCCTTATAGACTTGGAACAGGTTATTTACATATAGGAAAAGATGCTTTCTTTGATGATATAATTTATAATATCCCTATCAAATTACTTCAGGATAAAGGTTATCTTTGTAAACTTACAACAAAAGGAACAAAGAAAAAATTAGATACTATAAAAATTAAAAAAACTTCTTCTACTTGTGATTATATTATTACAGAATTATCAAAAGCATTTGATCGAAAAAGAATAACAAAAGAAATTGTTCAGGAATTACTTATCTATAAAGATTTAAGAAAAAAATGGTTGCTGTTTGCAATCGATATAAAACATGCGGAGCATGTTACAAGAGAGTTGAACAAAAATAATATCTCTACTGGCTGTGTTCATTCAAAGAAAAAGAATAGAGATAAAGTAATTCAAAGGTTTAAGAATAATGAGTATCAAGCTCTTGTATCAGTCGCGGTTTTAACTACTGGCTTTGATGCCCCGGATGTTGATCTTATTGGATTAATCCGACCTACTGCAAGTCCTGTATTGCATGTTCAGATCATTGGCCGTGGTTTGAGACCGTCACCAGAGACAGGAAAAGAAAACTGTCTGATTCTGGACTTTGCCGGAAATCTATTGAGAAACGGTCCTATCGATGCTCCTATTATTAAGATACAAGGCAATGGGTCAGGTGAACCAATCATGAAAGAATGTGATCATTGCTATGAAATCGTTCATGCTGCCATAAAAGAGTGTCCAGTGTGCAAAACCCCTTTTAAATTCAAGCACAAGCTGATTTCAAACCCTTCAGAACGTGAAATATTGGCTATTCAAGATTGGCATGATATTGATGATATCAAATACTTCCGGTATGTAGGATCACGAAAGATCCCGATGTTAAAAGTTTCATACTTCTGTGGGCTTCGCAGGTTTAATGAATATGTGTGTGTTGAGCATGGAGGGTATGCTAAACACCAAGCTCATTTTTGGTTAGGAAATAGATTGAACTATAAAATGGATACATTTTTAACGGCTCAACAAGCCCTTGAAATATCAGACAAATTGAAAAAACCTGTAAAAATATTGGTAAAGGAAAAAGGCAAGTATCCTGAAATCATGGATTATCAATGGAGGGAATAATGAAAGAAAAATGTGAAATTTGTACCCATAAATATATATCAGAAATAGTGAATGGGCTTGTAGCCATTGATACAAAAAATTGGAATGGTAAAGAAAGAAGACAAAAAGAAAGGAGAAAAAAGATATATGAAACTAAAAATAATCCATCAATGGAGAGTAAGAAAACTTAATTTCTTTTATAATAATAAAATTGTCAATACTGCTTTCAGAGTAGAAAAAAGAATGATCATTTTAAAGATCAAGTTTTGGTGGAAAAATATAAAAGAGTTTGAGACCATGAAATCAGCTAATTCATTTGTAAAAAAGAGGGTGAATAAATGATTCAATTAATTCAAGGTGATTGTTTAGAGGTAATGAAAAAAGGGCCGGATAAAAGTGTTGATATGATATTGACTGACCCACCGTATGGAACAACCGCTTGTAAATGGGATAGTGTAATTCCATTGGAACCAATGTGGAAAGAGTTGAAAAGGCTTATCAAAGATAACGGTGCTATTGTAATGACAGCTTCGCAACCTTTTACAAGTGCTTTAATTGTGAGCAATATAAAAATGTTTAGATATGAGATTATTTGGCACAAGAATTTGTCAGGAGGTTTTGTGAATGCTAAAAAAATGATAATGAAATATCATGAAAACATATTGATTTTTTCGAAAAAGCAGCCAACTTATAACCCTCAATTTGAAGAATATTCAGAAAGTGTTAAAAAGAGATTTAAAAATAATAATTTAAAAATAAATAGTAAAAAGCAAATAGAGAATAAATCAAAAAATTCAATTGCAGGTGTAATAAAAACAGAACATTCTATTGATTACGAAAGAGGTAAATACCCACAAAGTGTTCAGTTTTTTAAATCAGTTCATACAGCAAATTCAAATAGGCTACACCCAACCCAAAAACCAGTAGCATTAATGGAATATCTAATCAAAACCTACACCAATGAAGGTGAAACAGTTCTTGATTTTACTATGGGTTCAGGCACTACAGGCGTAGCTTGTAAAAATTTAAACAGAAATTTTATTGGAATTGAACTTGATAAAAAATATTTTGAGATAGCTAAAGAAAGGATAGACAAAGCATGATAACAGTATTCGACTTAGAAACGACTGGACTTGTAAAAGCAAAAGGTATTGACATTGCACATCAACCATATATCACAGAAGTTTATGCAATACAATTAGATAATAGAGGAAATATTAAAAAAGAATTTGAAAGTTATATTAAACCACCTATTCCAATCCCTGACTATATTACAAAAATTACTAATATAAATGACTATACAGTAAAGGACGCTCCAATATTTCTGGAAGTATATAAAAAAATAATTGAAATATTCTTTTGTTCTCATACAGTAGTCGCCCACAATTTAACTTTTGATGAACAAGTATTGATCTTTGAACTTCAGCGGATAGGAAAAGAATATCATTTTCCATACCCGCCTGTAAAGTTTTGTACAGTTGAACAAAGCATGTATATAAAAGGCCACCGATTAAAGAATGGTGAACTTTATAAAATTGCTACTGGTAGAGAAATTGAAGGAGCGCATAAGGCAAAAAACGATGTAATGGCAACTTATGAATCCTATAAATGGTTAAGGAGACAAAAATCATGAAATATTATAGAATCCACACAACACATAAAACAACTGGAGTAATAATTAAAAGCCCTTTTGTTTTTAAATTACGGGATGTACAAACAAGATGTGAAAGGTTAAATTATTACTTTAAAAATGGAAACCATATTTATCAATTGTCTAAAAAATATACAAAAGCGGAAATCAGATCAAGGTATTCAAAAGATAGTTCCCCACAAGAATTGTTAACAATCACTAAACATTTAGAATTTAATAAGGAGATTGAAAATGACACGACAACAGAAGCAAGCTAAATTTTCTTTAATGGTAGCACAACTCATAATCTTTGCATATAACAAAGGGCATGAAATTGCATTAGGCCATGCATACCGATGTGATGATTGCCCTATAGGTGCGGAAAATTCTTTTCATAAAAAATGTTTAGCTATTGATTTAAATCTTTTTAGAAATGGAGTATATTTAGAAAGGACAGAAGACCATGCTTTTTTAGGTAAGTATTGGAAAGAGCTTGATCCAGAAAATACCTGGGGTGGGGATTTCAAAAATCCTGATGGTAATCACTATAGTTATGGGGAATAATTTATGTGGCTAAATATTAAATCAGGTTACAGCTTCAAACAAGTCTATGGACACCTGGATAAAATTGCTGAAAAATGCAAAGCTCTTTGTATTGAGTCTGACATAATTGAACCATATGGAGGTATAGCGGACTTGGGGAACACGTTTGCTCATGTTCCATGGAAAAAAGCCTGCAAAAAAGTAGGCATTAAACCTATCTATGGTGTGCAATTACCTGTAGTAGAATCATTACAAAGAAATGAAAGAAGATATCCTTTTAATTGGATGACATTTATTGCAAAAAATACTGAAGGATTACAAGAAATATATAGATTGGTTGATTTATCTTTTCAGCAATTTTATTACAAACAACGCATTACATATGAACAAATAAACACCACTTCTTTAGATGTTGTTATATTTAGTGGTATTGCTCCAAGATGGGATTTAATAAAAACAGAGATCTTTTATGAATTAAGTCCTTGCACCCCTTATAATAAAAGAAAACAACTCCATTCATTACCGATAGCATGCATAGATAATTATTATATTGATCTCAATGATAATATGATCTATGAACCCTTTGCAGATGATAAAGCAAGACTGAGAGAAAGAAAAACATCACCAATCCATGTTTTATCCAGAAGAGAATGGGATAATATTTATAATAATGAAGATGCTTTATTTAATTTAGATATTATTTCTGCTAATTGTAATGCAACAATTCCAAATGCTCCAATGGTAAAATATAATGGAAAAGAAGAAATTCAAGATTTATGTTGGAAAAATGCATTTAAAAAAGGGGTTGATCTTAATCAACCACCATATGAAAAAAGATGGGAAAGAGAAATTACTCTTATCATAGAAAAAGAATATGTTGATTACTTCCTTGTAGTTGCTGACGCTGTCAGATATGCAAAAACAAAAATGACAGTTGGCCCTGCTCGTGGTTCTTCCGCAGGAAGTTTAGTATGCTATCTTTTAGGGATTACTGAAATCGATCCACTTGAATATAATCTCTTCTTTGAAAGATTTATTGATATTAATCGATTTGATTTTCCGGATATTGATATTGATTTTCAAGATAATAAAAGACATCTTGTGATTAAATATCTTGAGAATAAATATGGAAAGGATAACGTTGCACAGATAGCTAATATCAACAAAATGAAACCACGTTCAGCAATCAATAAATTTTCTGATGCTTTAGGAATACCACTTGATGATGTCCATGAATTAAAAGACGGAATGATTCAAGATCTTAATTCAAAAACTTGTATTCAAGACACATTTAATAATACGAATATTGGGAAGAAATTTATTGAAGAATATCCACAAATGGAAGTAGTAAAATATATTGAAGATCATCCTTCACACATGGGGGTACATGCAGCCGGTATTCTTGTGTGTAATAAACCAATAACAAATTATTGCGGTATAAACAGCCGTGATAAAAAACAAATTGCTATGATTGATAAAAGAGATGCTGAGTCAGTAAATCTTTTAAAAATTGATGCTCTTGGATTAAGAACACTAACTATATTTGCTGAAATTTGTGATCAGATCAATAAGCCTTATGATTGGCTATATGATATTCCTATAGATGATAGCAAAACATATAATATATTTAATGATCATCAATACAATGGAGTATTCCAATTTGAAGGAAACATGGTTCAAAAGTTAGCTAAACAAATTTATTTTAAAAATATAGAAGATATTGCTGCTATTGGAGCAATTGGAAGACCTGGCCCACTTGAAGCTGGAAGTGCATATAAATATGTTCAATATAAAGCTGGAAATAAATTAATTGAATACATGAATGATCATCCTATTTTTATTGATATCACAAAAAATACTTTTGGAGTAATAATATATCAAGAGCAAGTAATGAGAATAGTAAAAGAAATAGGCAATTTATCATGGTCAGATACTTCAAAGATTAGAAAAGCAATTGCAAAAAGTAAAGGAACTAAAACATTTAAAAACCTATATGAAAAATTTGAAAAAGGAGCAATTGAAAATAAATTAACAAAAGATCAAACATTAAATTTATGGGAACATATAAATACAATGGGAGGTTATGCTTTCAATAAATCTCATGCTGTATCTTATGCAATTATATCTTATCTGTGTGCATATTTAAAAGCTCATTACCCACTTGAATTTACTGTTGCTTGTTTAAATAATTCAAATAATGATAGATCCGCAGTAAAGATTTTAAGAGATGCAATAAAAATTGATGGAATAAATTATAAATATTTTCATCCAAAACATTCAGAAGTTAAATGGTCAGTAAAAGATAAAATTCTTTATGGTGGCTTTATTTCACTTGATGGAGTTGGTTTAACTACTGCAAAAAGGGCTGTTAAAAAACGCGCTTGTGATGAACCATTTACAAATAAAAAAATAAAGGAATGTCAAAGCCCTTTTAAATATTTATATCCAGGTGATGAAATATATGGTGATTATTACACAGATCCTAAAACACATAATTTATCTGGACAAGTAACAAAAATAAAAAATTTATTGTTAGATGGAACATTTACTGTTATTGGTTGTTTAATTAAAAAGAAAATAAAAGATGCAAATGAACCGGAACTTGTAGCAAAAAGAAAAGGAAAATTTTTAACAGGACAAACAACATGGATTAACTTAATTATTGAAGATGATACCGGTCAAATACTGTGTAAAATAAAAAAAGAAAATTATTTAAAATTAGGGAAAAATATTGCTGAAACAGGAAAAGAAGAAAAAGATTGGTATATGATTTATGGTGATCGAGTTAATGGGTGGGATATGTTGTTTGTTAAAAATATTAAAAAGATTACAAGGAGAATTTAAATGATAAGATTATTATGTTCAAAGTGCGGAATGGAAATAGAATATGTTTTATCTAATTATAATAATATTGAGATAAAAATAGAACCATGTAAGTGTATAAAAAATAATATAAAAGAATTTAAATCAATTCAAAATGAAGTAATTGAAATGAAAGAAAAAATTAAAAAAGTAAGTAACATATTATCATGAAATCAGAATCAAACCACCAAATAACCTTCATTCAGTGGTGCAAACGAAACACCATTCAATATCCGGAACTTGATTTAATTTTTTGGATAAGGAATGAAAGTAGAAGTAAAAAAGTAAGAATCATGGGTAAATTAATGGGAATAAAACCCGGCATTCCTGATTTACTTTTACCAGTAGCAAGAAGAACCTTTCATGGGTTGTTTATTGAAATGAAAAAATCTAAAAAAGAAAAATTAAATCCTGATCAAATAAAAATGAAGAATAAACTATCCGCTCAAGGTTACGCAGTCACAAGAGCGGATAATTCAGAAGAAGCAATTGATATTATTAAAAGTTATTTACAGATTTAAATTATATGTGATAATATTTTCTTCAAAGTCTTTACTGTGGCAGCTTTCACTTCAGCCACTGTGGTTGCTGAATCAAAAATTTGATCAATTTTATCTTTTGCTTCTTGAATTGTTATTCCTTTTAATCCTGCTGTTTTTTGCTCTTCAGCTATTTCATCAATACGAACTTTTTTATCATCTATAGCTTGCTGTTTAGTATTTTCATAATCAATGTATTCTTGACTATCAGTAGTAATTTTTTCATGATCCTCATCTCTGGGCCATTTTGAAACAGATTTTATGGACTTATCTTGTTTTCTATCTACATATACATTTTCCATATTTTTTACTCCTTTCCTCTTGCATCACGCCAACCTTTAGTTAATACATTAAACGGATCAACTGTCCCATTAGCCCGATATTGTATCTGTGCAGAAGTATTAGTTTTCATTTCAAATTCTATCTGTGGTTGTTCATTTTCATTTATTATACCACCAAGATCACATAGCGCTATTGATGCTGGTACAATATCTGTTTCTCCAACTTCAAAAAAATACATAAATAGATTTTGTACACTATAATAACAACCTCTAAATTTTGCCATTACATTAACATCAGGTGGCACAGATAATGTAAGTGTTTGAATAGTAGTAGCTGGAGGAGTACCATTAAAATCTTCAATTCTATCTTTCCATCTAAAATCATCACCCCATTGAAAGAATGGAAGTATATTCAAGCTACCATCAGTCAATATACTTCCTAACCTCCTATAAGCAGTATAAGCAGTAGCATCAGCAAGTAAATTGGCAGCAGTAAGTGAAGTATCAAATCCAAAATCCACAAGAGTTTCATCAGTTTTTAGTATTACAAAAAAATGATACCATGTATCTGCTAATAAAGTCAAACCAGAAGGAAAGCCTCCAGCATCATCTCCTTCAGCCCAATTGGCATCTATTTGTTTTGTAAATGATGTAGCCTTTGTAATCTGAGTAGTATTTGGATCATCTTTTGCAATTCCAGCAGTAACATCAATATCATGATCAGCATCAGTTCCATTTGATAAAATAAAACCATCTATATATCCCCTTGGAAGTATTACTTGATTAACTACATCAAGCCATGTTCCTGTCACATCTCCAACAGGGTCAACTACTGAAGAAGCTGGCCCATTATTAATCAAACAATGATAAAGATTACCATCACTCCCGATTGCATAAGAAAAAATTGCAATATAATCAGTTGCATTATCATATTCAAGAATCCCTTGAATATTAATTTTTTGAAGCCATTCATAATACCTGTTTTGTAACCAATTAAACGTTTGGTATGGAGGTTTTTCTGGAACTCCACCGGGGGCTTGCCAACCATCAGATTTATGAGTTGAATCAGGAACAATTGAATCAGTATCATTTGAATTAAATTCCGGTAAATCTGGTTTAGCCATTTTATTTACTCCTTTATTAAATTATAATTTTTGCAAAATTTCCACCTATAGAGGAATCTGTAACATTTCCAAACCCTAATCCAGTTGGATCATCTGAAAATGAAAAAGAATCTTCTATATAGATATGATATTCAACTTCATCAATACCAATTAATATAGGAAAATCAGATAATAAATCTTCTTCAAATGCAGATAATTGTTTTTGTATATCATAACGTGGTTTTAAATTTTGTAACAAAATATATCTAACTGGAATATTCCCAAAAGTAAAAGAAATTAATCTTGTAGTATCATCTACTATCATAGCTGTTTGATTTTCAATTATTTTTGCTCTAATTAATAAACGATATAAATCATCTCCAATCAACACTTCATTAGACATACCATTCCAAAAATTCCCGCCAATATCTGAATCAAGAATAGTTCCAAATCCAAGTGATGTAGGATCATTTAAAAAACCAAAAATACCAGCAACATCAATATCTTTTGTTGGCCTTGGAAGCCCAACTATTTCACCTATTCCATCAAGTTGGACTCCTTGAGAAGTATCTAAATATCTTTCATTTAATAACTGTAAACCGCTTATTTCAAGTTCTTGAAACTCAGTTAAAAAAGAAGTAAGAAATCCTTTAAAATTTTCACTTGTCTCAAATTGATATGCAAGTCTTGATAAACCTTTTATAATTACTTCATCAGCCATTATGTGACATTAACCTCCACCCTTGTAGTATCATATCTTGATACTTCATCTGCATCAATTGTTAAATTAGAAGTTCCAGCAGGAGACGCTCCTAAGCCCATCCCTAAAGCTAAAGTAACAATTCCAGGTACAGTATTTATAGGAGTAAAAAAATCATGGTAAATTACATCATCTGATATCTTAAAATTTATTGCACCAAAAGATACAATAGCATTTTTTATATCATCTTCTCCTGTACCTGGAAAATCCCCATCAACTGTAATATCAACTTTATAATAAATTTCAATATCTGAAGGTCGAGTAAATTTTATATCTTGTGAAAATCCTTGTGCGTCCGGTCTTACTACTGTTATTGCTCCATGTGAGGCAATCCCCTGTGGAGTGTTTAGCCAAATAGCATCAGCAATATCATCATTATCCCCACCAAGAATTGATGATAAAAACTGATGAGGCGGTATCCCATCAACAATTGCATCGGTTCCATTACTAATTACCACTGCGTCTTCTACACCAGAAATATTTAATAATTGACCAAAAAGAGAATCTACAAGATTCTGTCCAAGTGCTTGTGTTGATTGTTGCCTTCTAATTCTCAATTCCGAATCAATTTCTTCTTCTCTTCCAACAATTGCATCAGCAGTATTTGTGATGCTTGTCCATCCAAAAACAGGGGTTTCAATGTTTGTAAGTGTCCCTGTTAAAGCAGTTATAACCCCTTCTTCTACACTCTGCATAGCAACAGTTATTGTACCACCTGGTGGAATAGTAATGTCTTCAAGGGTTTCAAAAAGATCCCCTGTTCCTGTTACGCTTGCTAAACTACCAGTAGAAATTAAAGTTCCTTCTACTCCTGTTAAAGTTCCCGTAACAGTTGAATTTGTTGCTTCCTGTCTCTCAATTCCATTATACATTACCACATTCGATAATTGAGAACCTTGTGAAGTGGATGGATATTGAGAATTGTAAACATTTTCTTGACTTTCCCATTGATCTGATTGAGCTTCAGATTCAATTCCTACAAATTGACCAAATCCGCTTTCAGGAGTTAAATCAATATTATCGCCAAAAACCGATTTTAATCTTGATTCAATATCAGCTTTTATATCTGTTAATCTTTTTCTTTCAAAACCCGCAGGAGTTAAACCGGCCATTATGGAACCTCCACTGTACCTGTAACACCATCGTTTACATCAAAATCAACCCTCATCCCTTTATTATCAACATCAGGAGTTAAAAGAAGATCATTAAGTTTCTCAACACCATTTGTTTCAATTATTTTATTTTTAAAAATAGAATAAATATCTTCAATACTTGTTCCCTGTTTAAAAATAACTTGAGTATAAGGAATCCCAATAGTATTATCAAGAAACCATTCTGCAAGGATAAATTGTAACTTTATCTTTAAAGCCTGTTTTACTCTATCATTTTCATCTACAAAAGCAATATCAGAACCATCAAGAAACATATCATGGTTATCTTCATCAAATGCTACATCATATATTATTGACATATTATTTAGCCTTTACTATTGTACTTGCTTCTAATAAGGTATGTTTATGAGATTGAACTGTATTTGTTTGATCTCCAAAACGGACTACACCTTGTGTCGCTCCTTCTCCAAGTTCTATTGTTGGAGCTTCAACTATTACTTTTCCTCCACCTTCAACTTTTGCATCTCCACTTGCTGTAACGATAGCATCAACACACTCCGCATTTATGTTCCCACTTGCAATAATATTTGCTTCTGCACAATCTATATTTACTTTTGTATCTGTTTCAACATCAACATCTTTTGTAGTGATTATTTTAACTCCTTCAACAGTATTTATTATTATTTTTGTATCTCCTGAATTAGTTTTTATTTCCAAATCAGATGTATTAAATGATGGAATTGTATCTGTTTGTGGATACATCATAGGAAAAGCAAAAGCATCACTTAATGAATGTTTTCTCACATCGAAAGGGTTTTGAATACCCCCATTTTGTAACCAATTATCAATAGAGCGTTCAGAAAAAACAATCATTACATGGTCATTAATTTCTATTGGAAAGGTAATAGAAAATGTTTTTGATTTATAATATCTTATAGGAACATTAATAAGTAAAGGTAAATTTATTAATTGATCACCTAACTTTCTTTGAATGGTTACTTGGGCATCAATTAATTGATTTACCATATCTACTTTAGTAACAATAGCTGGTAAACAAGTATGTAATTCTTTTAAAGCTGTGTCAATAGCAATTTGAATTACTTTTTCTAATGATGTTTGTGGTCTATCTCCTGCTGACATTAAAAATTTCTCCCCTGAATTTCAGTTTGCCAAAGATTATCATGAGTATCACCCTGATGAATAAGCTTATCTATTCGATATGTCCCATCACCACGAATTGGAGGGATTTGTCTAAAAAATAAATTGCCTACATTTATTCTTTCTGATAAAGATTCAATTTTAATTGTTCTTCCTAATTTTAATTCAGGTAGTAAAAAATGTTTAACATTTATTCCAATTTCAGTTCTTTCAGGACTGCCAATCATTCCGCTACCTTGATTAATAATTACTGGGGGTTCATCACTTAATGGAAAGCCTGTAGGAGTAGTTTCTATAGTTCCATCATTTATAGAATATTCAAAGCCACAATCTTTTGATATTTTATCTAACCAATCTTTTATATTTCCTGATAATTGTAATTCTCTTAAAAGAGATTTTTTACCAGATAAACAATTTTTTAATCCTTCAGTTGCCCCTTTTGTAATACCTTGCATTTGACCTATCAATGTATTATATATAGTCTCAGAAGTGCTTCCCGCTGGCAATGTTTGATTTATTGTTGCGGTGCTTAATATATTAAAACCATCTTTTGCAAAGATTTCACTAATCCAATCTGGGCCATTTTTAATATGGATTACATTTGCTATATCACCAAAAAATAATAATGGTAAAGATACATCTTTATAACCGGCAAATAATTGTATTTTTAATCCTCTTTTTTCAATTACATTTCTATTTGTTTCAGATAAATTATATATTTTAATATTCGCTAAATTTGGATAACCAATTAAACTTTTTTCTACTTTAAAATTTACACGTAGTTCTGTGACTTCTAAAGTAGAAACAATTATTTTTACATTTCTAAGGAACATTATTTAGTTGTCACATCTAAAGCAAAAGATTCAAGATTATTTCTTGTCGGATCTTCATCATTATCACTTATTAAATCAAATGGAATTTGTGGATATTGCTTTAATAAATTTTCTTTTGTAATAAGCTTTACTCCATAAATTAAGACATTTCCATCTGCATCTAATATATCTAAAGTCCAAAAGCCAAACTCATTCCAAAGTTGTTTAAAATTATAAATAATATCATTAATAGGAACACTAAATGATTCTTCTGGGTTATTTGTAAGAGGTAGTATCATGAAACAACACTTTCTTTTAATTGTTTTAAACCGCCTGTTATTGCTTTAATCATTTTATCAGCAATGCTTTCATCATTAAATTGTTCAGCAGTTATTATTTCTGCACCGACAAGAATTAATTCTTTCATTTGAGCAGTGAAAAATAAACCATTAGCGGTGTCCTTGTCTTGCTGATGAGATAAACTTAATATTATAACATTACGATATTCTTTTAATCCTTGAACCAAAGTAAATGGAGCTTTATTAATTTGCAATTCAAGCAATGCTTCCCATGCTTCTTTACTCTTTGTAGTATTTTGAGTAAACACGGTTGGTACTCTTGTAAATTGTCCAATAGAGCTTGAACTAATATTACTAACCACTCCAGCAGTAGTGAATGTCATAGGATCAATTATTATATGATCATTTACATCTGCTCCATTTTCAACCGGGCTCTGTGTGACCCTTGCAGTAGCAGTTGCACTTTCATTTATAATTATATCCAATTCAACTGTTGATATAAAATTTCCTTTTTTAAAAAATAATTGGGCTATGCTCATTAGAATGTCACCTGTGATTCTAAATTACTTTCTGCTCCACTATATTGTTCATTTAAAACATCTGTTACAACCCTTTTTACTTCATCAGGATTACCACCATTAATATTAATTTCAATATTTGTTCTACTTGTCTTACTATTTGTTGTTGCACCACCAATTGAAGTTAAAGACCCTCCACGTTCTGCTCTTATTGCATTTAATCGAGTGGTCGCACTTTCAAATGTTTCTGAAGATCCACCTTTTAAATTAGATAAATCTTCTATACCAAATATTTTTTTTAATAAACCAAAATCAGGAATTTTATTTAAAAGGTCAATTACTCTATTTATATTGTCAATGATAAATGTTTGAATTGATTTTCCAATCTCTACTATTGTATCCAGGATGTCAGAAGTAAATAATCTTCCTTGAGTAAAAATTGCTATCCACCCATCTCTAACCATAGTCATTAAATCAAGAGTTGTTCTTAAAGCTGCATCTAATACAGGAAATTTTTCAGCCAATTGTCCTATAGCTGAATCTCCACCTTCAGCAAATTTTATTATATCCTCAAGTAATAAAAGAATCCCAATTGCAGCAGCAGTAATTAATATAGGCATAAGTAATGTTGTAGCATTAAGAGTTAACATTAATCCAGTAACCACAATAATCGCATTTTTTAATCCTCCAACAGCATTAATAAGGCTTAAAAATATACCGACAACTCTGTTAACAATAGAAAATACTCCTTTAAAAATATCAATAGCTTTTTTGAGAAATAAAGTTAAATTTTGTTTGATGATGTTTTTATTAATTTTAAACCATTCGGTAAAAGCTTTCATCATTGGGGTTATTTCTTTCATTAACCTTGTTCCAATTGCACTTGCTACTCCTCCAATTACTCTCATTACTTTCAACAATTCATCATTAAAATTTGCAGCAGCATCAGCAGCATCTTGATCAATTACAAAACCCAATGCTTTTGCTTCTTCCCTTTGTTTATTTAAAGCCTCACTTCCTTGCTGAATGGTTAAAAGTAAATCACCACCAATCCCTAATTTTTGTGCAAACTCAAGGCGTTCTGCTTGTGATCCTAATCGGGCAATTGAATCAGAAACATCATTTAAAAGAACATCGGCATCTTTTATTTGTCCATTTGCTCCAATTACCGATACCCCTAATATACCAAATGTTTCAACATTTGCCCCCATTCCCCGTGCAGATTCAGAAGCAGTCCTTGATAAATTTTCTAAAGAACTATTCATTGAATCAATTGATCCACCATTAAGTTCAGCAGCAAAACCCAATTCTTGTAAAGCTTGAACATCAATTCCAGTTCTTTTTGCAAACTTACCAAGTTCGTCATTTGATTCAGCAATTTTTTTAGTAAAAAGAAAAATCCCGGCAGCAGCAGCACTGGCAGCAGCAACCATAGCAGTTAACCCTTTTACTGCATTACCAATAAATTCATCAAACTTTTCAAGTTTTTCTTCATCAATTTCAAATGATAATTGAGTTATCAAATTCTCTATTACTGTATCAGCCATTATAAAATCCTATTTAGGTTGATTCTGTAAATAAATTTGTTCTTCTTTTAAGTCAAGTACTTCACTCAAATAACAGGCATCGGAATAACTATATATTGTTTTAAGTTCATTATATGTAGCCATTTTTCCATTTATTAAACGAGCAATAAAAGGATCAACATTTAATTTTCTTTCTTTTTGCTTTCCTTTTCTGTGATGGGCAAACTTGACTTGAACAACTCCCCCAGATTAAAATTTACCTCCAAAATAAATTTAACTACTTTCCACATTTCAGTAATTTTACCAATAAAATGATTTTCAAAATCAACAGGAATTACTGCTTCTGCTTTTTTTATAAAAACGCCATTTTCAAAAAGTGATAAAACCAATTCATTTGCTACTTTATCATCAAAATTATCCATTAGGGCTGGAATTAATGCAGCGAGTTTTTCCTTCATTGGTTTCTTTTCTTCTAATAAAGCAACTGCTCCATTTCCTAACAATCTAATTATTTTAGTTTGAACTTCTAAAAAAGCTACTGCATTCATTTGTGTTACTAAATATTTTGTCTTTCCAATTACTCTTTTCTTCTGTTCCATTAGTTTTAATCTCCTCCAAGATTTTAATTATTTATACTATTGCCGGAGTCATAAAATCACCACGAAAAACCCAATCCATAGAATTTACATTTTGACCTCTATCAACTGTAGGATACTTACTAACCCAACAATTATTCACAACATATGTTTCACCAGTTTCTTTATCCTGGATAGTCATTGGAGCAACTCCGACACCTGTTTCACGATCAACATTATACTGTGTAGTTAAAATTTTATTACTTCCTGAATTTTGAAGTAATTTAACTGTAACTGTACATCTATTATCATTTGATTGTGATCGGACAACATCACCTTTAGCACCCGCTAAATCATTGAATTGATTACTATCCATTTCAATTTTAACTACATCGTCACCATCTGCGAAACCTTTTAATTCATTAATCCCAAATACTACATTTACATTTGAGAATGAATAATTTTGAAATTCTGGCATTTTATTTTTCTCCTTTCATTAATTTTCATTATACAAAAACTGTTCCACGGACAACTACTTTATTTATACCACCTTGGAGTTGAGCAGTAAATGTACCATCAGGTAAAAGCCTATCATCTCTATCAGACTGTGATACTTCCGATCTTTTTGGAAAAGTAGTTACAACAGTTCCTTCAACAAGAATCCCTTGTTTTACTCCATATGTATCAAGCATACTTTTCAGTCGATTATCTACCATAGTAATACCCGCATTAGTAAAAGGGATTATATCAACTTCAAGAAGTAATGACAACAAACCTTCTTCCGTCCTGGCTTGCATGAAATCAATATCTCTTATGATATCAATAAACTCACCTTCTTTATCAGCATTTTTACCACCACCCATTGTGCCAAAATATGTAAAATCAGCAGCTAAGGTTTCAGTATATATATTTGCATTAACATCAAGTGCTGCATCTCTTTGACTTTCAGATAACACAACTGCTGGAATATTAACTTCAGCACCTTCGGCAATTCCAGCTAATTCTTTATAAGCCCAATTAATACTACCTATATCTTGTGGTAATACATAGCCCATCCAGGAAGTATCAGGATAAAGAGTGGCATTATCATGATAAATGACTGAAGATCTTTTATAATTAAGATTTTTAAGATAATAGGCAAATGTAGAAGTCGAACCAAGTACAACAGTATTAGCATCATTTGTTGCAATCAAGAACATTTTTCTTCTACTTTCAATTTCATCAGCCATATCTTCTGCTGCTGATGTGTCTCGATATTTTTTTAATGCCCCCATTGCATACCAATCACTATTTACATTTTCAATAGCTGTAATAGCAGTAGCAACAGTTTCAGCGACTTGACCTTGAGAAAGAACAGAACCACCCAAATTTGTTGGCCCAACAATAACATCACCATCAAGATATGCTGCCCCGCTAATATCTGTACCTGCTGGAGCCGCAACAGTATCAAGTAAAGTGATTGTAGATGCTGCTCCAGTTGTTCCACTATTGATATTAAATCGATTTACAAGATAATAACAATCACCATTTGCTCCAAGTGCAGTATCAATAACAGCTGCAACATCATCAAGACTTGTAACAGAAGTAAAATCAAGTGCTGTTAAATTTACAACTCCTGCATCAATAGTAACTGTAAATTCACCATCTGAAATTAATTTCCAAACTTCAAAATCAGTTTCTGGTGAATCACCACATTCAATTAAAGCAGCAGTAGCCGCATCAGCGAGCCTGCCAAACTGAATTTCATCCGGTTGATTTTCAAGAAAAGGATCTTGAAAGAAAAAAGCATCAGCAGATAAAGATTCTTCTGACCCATCTCCAAAAAAAGCATCAACAGCAGCGGCAGTAGTAAATCTTCTATTTCTTCTTGTAGTAGATAATAAAGCAGAATCGGTTATCATCATTAAAATATTAAAACCAGCCGCAGATACCCTGGGGGTGTCTTTTCTGATTTCAACGTCAACAAATCGGGTAATTGGTCGTGTCATTTTTTTACTCCTTATGGTTTTTCAATTATAACTGTATCACCATCATCATTAATATTATTTGTAATTTCTACCTTTCTAATGGTTTCAATTGTTTCTTCATCCAATGATCTTGTAAAGAAGAAACAATCAAATTGCGCTCTTTGTTCCCATTGCTTATCAATCTCTTCTGGAATATCATTAATAGTACCGACCCTTGAATATCCTAAGCCAGCAACATATAATTTTTCATTTTCGGTTACTCTTGCCAAACTATCTTTTAATTTTGTAGCTGTTTGGAAAGCAGTTCCACGATAAACATTTATACTAATAAATAACTCTTCAACAGTAGAATAATCAACATCAACTAATGTATCATTTAATGTTAATTCTTGATCAGCCCATCCATTAGGTGTTGATTGTAAAATATTAATTAAAACATATTCACCTGATGGTCGTGGTGCATCTTGATGAGCAAAAATAGTAGTTAAACTTGTAACTCCATTAACCCAAGCATAAAGAGCATCTTCTATTGTTATTATATTTAACATTATTGCCTTATTGCAATTGCTTTATGATAACCGCCTATGTTTCTGTGCGCCACGTTATGTACAAGCCATGATTCACTATCATAAAAAATTAAATCACCATTTGTGGTTCCTTTTATTTGCGGTATCAATTTAAAAGTAGTATGTATTTTTATTGCTTCTTCAGTTCTCATACCTTCTTCAAGAACTTTTAAATCATCTGGAGTGGCATTTTGAACAACTCCATTAAATGATAAAGGTGTAGTAGCTCCATCAACCCATCGGCCATTAACATATGATCCAGGGTTTCTTGTTCCTGTTAAAGCTTGTAACCACCCATCAAAGGCTGTTGTTACATCGTTAAAGTTTTCTGTCATTTATATTTATTCCTTAACGGTTCACTTCATAAGTAATACTATTTTTCATCTGGCCTGTATCAACCAAGGGATTACTGGAACCCTTTCTCTTAATGGTTTGTGACTTATTTGGAGGATCACTTATTGATACAATTTTTTGACTCATTAAGTCAGAAGTAAATTCTCCAATTAACCCTAAAGCTTTATTTTGACTTATCGCACCTAATACAATTTGTTTTAATAATTTTTTTTGTAATGCAATAATATCTTTTTTCTTTTCTTGAATTGTACTTCTCATGAATGATCGTTCAGGGATTTTTTCTGTTCCAAATTCATGAATAAACCCAATACTTGCAACAGTCAAATCACCATCAATATGACTCCCCGCATCAATTATTCCTACAGAAACAATACCGGGAACTTTAATTCTTTTCTTTAATGCAGGAATACCACCTTTCTTTTTTATACGTTTTACTTTACTCATATTGAATACGCTGGTATGTCTAAATTTTTTCTTAAAGATAAATATCTTCTGCCATAGGCTGTTTGTGAATAATAAGCATCACTTTCATTATCAGGTTGAGCAGTAGTAAAACTGACGCTTGTTCCATCAACTGCTCTACTCGCTACTGCCCCACCATCACCTGTAACATTTCCCGCTTCAGTTTGGCTGGCTAATGCAAGATAATGTGCTGTTAGGTAATACAATCCAAGATCATATTTATTATCCCAATATACCTCATTGAGAACCTCTACTGCATCCCCAATAAACAAATCAATTCTTGCATTAGCTACAGCGGAAAATTCAGGAAAACGGACTTTAAATGTAGTCGCATCAATCGACATTTTTATTTGTCCTTTTTATCTTTTGTGTCTTTTGAATCTTTTTTATCCTTTGGTTCCAAAGTCTTGATTGCCTTTTTCATTTCCTTAATTTCTGTTTCTAAATCGGCAATTTTTTTATCTTTTTTACTATCGTTTTTTGTATGTTCTTTGATAGCTTTATTTTGTTTAGCAATAAGTTTTTGAGCTTTGTTTAACTTGTCGTTTTTTTCTTTTGCAGCATCAGCTTTTGCTTTATCTTCAGAAGATAATTCACCACCATCCACAACTGAAAGATACATTTTCTGCTGCCCTTTTGCAGCTGGATTACCATCAAAATATCGTTCAAGATCTTTTTTTTCAACAGTATTGTAACCCGGCATTAATCGTAATGTTGGCATCGCTATTGCTTTCAATGCAATTACTGAAAGCGCTTCATTCTTGATAATGATTGTCTCTGACATTTTTTTCTCCTTTAATAAAGGTTAACTTCATTTAATCCATAACCTTTGTTTTAATAAATTATATTCCATCACCATACCGGGCTGAACCGGGATAACGAAACTCAACTCCGGCAAGCTTGTATTCACCTGGAACCTGAAACCCTCTTCCTTTTCTTTGAGGTTCAGTAAACTTAAGCGGCATTGGAATATGATAAACAACTTTATCCATATCTTTAGTATATGCCATCATCCGATCAGTTGAACCGGCACCAGCACCAGCAAGTTCAGACATAGGAATAATATCAGCATCAGAAGTAATATATGGACTGTTTGCAATTAACCATGCTAACAGAGTTGTATCACTATTATCACTTCTTGGTGTCCCTGCAAGATAATTCCATTGAGCAGTCGGAAGAGCAAGCGTATCCGGTTTTTCAACCTGAAGAGTATCAACAAAAATATCACCCATCAAATCATTTATATCAAACAAAATCTGATTAGGTGTTTTGTTGACCCATTCAGTACCGGAACCTGGATTTACAACAGTAGCAGCCGTTACATTCGCATTATTGATAAATCCCGGCATATTATGAGTAGTATCACCTGTCATACCTACACGCTGTGCATGTTCTTCATATGCCCTTCGTGCTGCATTTGCTTTAAGCTGTGGTAATGGTCGGCCTAAATGAATTGCTTGTCTAAGCTCTTCATCGGAATACTCATAACCAGTTGCACCAAGTTCAACAGGGATAGTGACCTTTTCAGTTCCGATTTCTGCAATAGGAACATTCAAAGATTTTGTCCCCACAAATTCGGCAACAGCAAAACCATCCATATAAATATATGTAACAGATTCTGCCCATTCTCCAGCTTCATTTGATACTGGAATAATTAAGTTATAAGTAATCGCTTTGTATTTCTTTTCAAAAAGTTTACTTTCAATGTATGTCAGCTTTGACAGTAAGAAAGCAAACCCTGTAGCCGCATCATAAAATATTTTCTTCATTGTTCTATTTCTCCTTTCGTTTATTTATTACGCTACGGTAGCAGTCGGTGTGCCAATAGTCTGCCAGCTAACACCGTCAAACATCAATCGAGCAGAATCACCAATATCATCAAAAGTGATCGTTGTACCAGCTCCAAGAGTTGCAGGAGTAATAACAGAATCACCACCATCAGCCTTCATAGCAATATCCATTATCTGTCCAATCACGCCATCTGCAAGTGTAAGAGCTTGCACACCTGAAGTTGAATCAATAATAATTTTGTCACTTGTCAAAGGAATTGCCCCGGTAGCAAGGATAATGATCGGTCCTGCATCAATTCCAAGTTCATCTTCAAGATACCATGAAGATCCGGTAAACCTCAGTTTGCAGGTATCAAAGGCATCATTGAAAACAATTGCTGTACCGTTTGCGTAGTTAGCGGGGGTTACAGTTACATCGCCACCATCTACAAGCATGGTCATGTATTTAATTTGACCTTCAACACCATCTGCAAGGGTCATTGCCATTGCACCGGCAGTAGAGTCAAAAAAGGTAACTTCTGTTGTAATTGCAACAGCACCAGCACTTGTCAATGTCTCTGAACTATTAGGAGCTAAAAGAATACCAGTTCCTGGAGCATTCAATTTAATTTTTGCAATACCACCTGCGGCAGTAGTTGTTTCAAAAGTTGCTCCTTGAATAAGTTCTGCATCAGCACCGCTTGCATCTTTTCTGAACCGACCTAAAACGTCAAGTGGGGCAGTATCAGCGGTGTGCCTGAAATAAACAGGGTCACCAGGAACAACACTTTGTTCTGTATAAACCCAAATTTCACCAAAATCAAGGATGTTCATTTCTCTATACTGTGCATAAAGATGTAAATCAGAAGAATTTTCTGACCATGCAGAAGTAAATTCAGTAACACCCAAGAACCCTTGACTTGCAGCAGTAGGAAGTTTACCTTGATTATCAGCCGTACCTCTTACAATTGCACGACCAAAAGGAATATCTCCACCTTCTGCCACTTTAGATGTAATGTTTGCCAATCCAAGATTTGCTTTCTGACCTTCAGTAGCAGGATCATGATCAGCGTTATAATCTGTACTTCCTTGTACTGGACTCATAATATGATCTCCTTTAAATTATTTTTATTAAACCAATTTATACTGTTTCGGTTTCAGTTGCATAACCCATGTTTTTTAAATATTCATTCCGTGCGCTATCACGAGTTATTTCATTGCCATCTTTATCTTTTAAAACATTTTTTAAATCTTTGTTTAAATTATCAACAGACTCTTTAGCCTTTTTTGATTGCTTAATTGCCATGTCATAAGCCGCATCAAGGTATGCATCTGATTTATCTTTCAAATCCATATCAGGTGTAACATGTTCCACAACCAATGTTTTAATTTCTTTATCACAGTTAACGCAATCAGGCATTTTATCACCAAGAATCATTTTTGCTTCTGTAATAAGTTCGGCTCTTTTAGAAACAAGTTCATTAATTTTTTCATCAGACAACTTACTTGACTTCAAAGAATCGGCAGTTGCTTTTGCTTTTTCTTTTTCTTTCATTGCCTCTTCTTTTTCCTCATCTGTCTCTTTTACTTTTTTCTCTAACTCTTTAACCTCTTCATCATGTGCAGATTGCCGATTCATAATAGCCTGTGCAAGCTGCTCATCTTTAACATCATATTTGATGCCATCAATAGTTACGATCATGATTTTTTCTCCTTTGTTATGATCTAAAGTTAACTTGCAGGCTGAACCACACCGGCCAGCATCTACAATTGCCAAATGATTTGCTCTAATTTGTGTTTGAACAAATTCATATTCTTCATCACTCACACTTTTTAAATTATTTTGATAACCAACAGAAACTTCTCTTTTCCCTTTTTTTACTTTACTAATTAAATCCTTATCTGTAATAGTGAGTAACCCGGTTAATAATCCATTATCTTCTTTTACATTTGAAACAGTTCCCATCTGTAAATTTTTAACATTATCAAGATTAATTATTTCAGAAGGATGATCATCAGTCACAACTAAATTTGTATAACTTGCAACACTATCAGGATGAAATACTTCTTCTGCTGGTCTGTTAATCCCTATCTTATCCATCAATCGATCTTCAAGACCAAGTTCATAACCCATATAATATTGTATTCCAGTTCGTGCAAGAACAACAGGGGCAGTTAAAAAACCAGTGGTTTTATCAATAGTAGCTTTAAAAGGTACACTGTCAGTAATCAAAAACCCTTCATCTTTTACTTTGATTGCTTTACCTACAGCTAAAGCTTTTTCTTTAGCCCCAGGACCAATAAAACATTTTCCTGATTCTCCCCATTTATAACCACCTTCTCCGCATTCCATTAATGGCATTTTTATTGTCTCCTAAATGTTTTCAATCTCAATAACCGGACTATAACTACACCTGCAATTAATATCAGTTATTCCCGGCTGTATAAATTTTTGGCATTTGGTAGACCATGCACCCTTGGCAATTTCAAATTCATCACCATTTAATTCTGCATGGCATGGCCTGACTTTTTCATCTTCACTTGTTCTATATATGCCTTTGGTAATACCCAAAGCCTCAGACCGCCTTAAAGTAATTTGACTGTTGATCGTTTGGATTTCATTTCGTGCTATCGTTTTTATTCGTCCAGCCAATGTGCTGTTTGCAGAACCCGTTTTAGCAATAATTTGTTTTTCAATGGTCGCATAACGAGCGCCACTTGCAACCCCATTATTTACAATCGTTTCAACAGATTTTAAATATTCCTGCGGTAATGACTCAATTAAGGATACGTTTTTATTTACTTGTAATGCAATAAAATCTTCAAGCCCTTCTGCTTGAATAACCGAACCCAAATCAACTCCTGTAGCTCTATTAACGGTTTTATCAAATCTGCTTTTATTTGTTTTACCAACTGCCTCAACCATTTGTGAAGCTGCTGATTGTGAAAAACTTGCAACAGCATTCCCGGTAAAAGTAGCGTTTAATTTTTTAAATATAACTCCAAGTTGATCACCAATACCATCTATAACATGTGTTTTTGAATCTCTTAATTTAATCCTTGAATCTTTTAAACTTTTATTTAAATCAATTACATCATCATAAATCATTTTAGTCAAGACTTTTAAATCAGAATCAGAAATATCAGCTAATGAATCAGAAACAAATGATGATTGATTTGCTTTTAAATATGAAAGGACATCTTTTCTAATAGCTGCGACCATAGCAATACCAAACCTGTTAAGCTCTTTTCGGTATTTTACTTCAATACCTTTTTGGCTTTTTACAGGTGATGCTATTTTTATTTTTTTATTTCGTCTTCTATTCGCCATTCTCTTCTATCTCTTCTACATCTTCAGGATCAACAATTTCTAATTCATTCTCTTCTTCCTCTTCTTTAAATTCCAATTCTTCAAGTTTTTTTTCTTCTTCAACCCGGTTTTCATCAATTGAAATATATGTTCCATTTTCCGCAAGCTCTGCCATAGAGTCTGATGGTTCAATTATCCCTTCACCTAAATATATCTGATCACGTTGTGCATTCTTTAAATTCACTTCAGCTTGTTCGGCTTCAGTCAATTGTTTAAGAGGTTTAAATTCATATTCAAACTCTTCTAATCCCAAAGATGAAACTATGATATTATCCATCCAATCAATGGCTGGTCGTAAATCATTTTCTTGACTCGATTGAACATTATCATAATAATTCAGCATATCACTTTCACCAGTAGAGTTTTGACCACCTGGGGAAATTCCTAAAAGCCTTGTAACTGGAATATCATATGCACCGGAGACTTTTTGAATAAATCGATCATCAATTTGTGGTAATTGCATAAATGAATTTGTTTTCTTATCATATTCATCTTCTTTATCAAGGGCAACTGCATTTATAATGCTTTTCATTTCATGAGCAAGCTTTAATCTATTTATTACAATATTATCTTTTTGTTCTGCAACTAAAGCATTTAAACCATTGATTCTATATACATCAACATTTGATTCATATACTAAATTAGAAATTGATTGTGATACAACTCCACTATCAGTGATCTGTTCAAGACCTCTTGAATAAATAGAAGTACCCCAATAATTATTTTGTTCTGTTTCTCTAATGGTAGTCAAATCACCATCTATTTTAAATAACCTTGTATGATGAATATGCTGACCACCACGAACAACAGTATAAAATTCAGGCTTTCCAAAATTACTTGATAATATATCCCGGTTTATAATCTCAGGATAAATATTATATCTATCAAGAACAATAAAATTTTTGAGTGATTCAGACCGAATGTTTTCTATATTTAAAGGTTGTTCAAGATCTTCTCCTTCTATAATAGAAATTATTACCGATCCTCCGAAAACCCTGGCCCATTTAAAAGCTAAATTTATATTCCCCTTGACATCAAACTCTTTTAATGAACCCTCAACCTCTTTCTTTTTATCTGCATCTGGGATTAAGAGTGTTCTCCACTTTCGAGTACCATCGTCAATAGGAACATCGACAACTTTTCGAGCTAACCAATTATAAGTATAAAGATTATTAGCAAGCTCTTGATCAATTCTAATTCCCATTTGATAGGTAGTAAATTCACGGCCATCTTTAGATGTTCCCAATCCTTTTACAACGTTTTTAAAACCGTCTTCAGAATATTTTGAAAAAAGAATTATGTTAGAATTTGAATCATGAGTTATTTTAGATTTCATAATATATCCTTATAAATCAATCAAGGTCGAAAAACTTTGTGTTCCATTATCTCTTACACGTTTTTTTACAGAGTAATTAAGCCCTGTACCTGTAAATTTAAATTCATATCCAGAAGTAGGAACCATATTGTCATTTTCAGTTAATGATAATTCCCAATACCCCTTTGAACTTGTAGTTGTAATAATTGCTTCCATTGACTCTAAAATTTCTTGATTATAGATTGAATTAAAAGTAAGTTCAGCACTTACATTAATTCCTGATAATGGTTCCCCATTAGAATCATATATATAGCCAAAAATAAGAACCTGATTCGGATCTTTTGGAAATGCTCCTTGAAAACTATAATCAAAAGTAATTGAAGTAATACTTGGGGTGCTACTTCCATCATCACTATGTAAAAAGATAACAGGTTTATATTCTTTACCATTTAACATATTAAGGGATGAAATATTACTACTGACTAAGGATAATAAATCAGCATGATCATAACCATCACTATCAGCCCAAGATACCCCGTTATAATATTTTTCTATGTCATTTATACTTTGAGTAAATTTAATATTATCACTTCCTGCAATTTCCATTATAGCAGAAAATGAAGTAACACCTTTTACCAATAAAGGATCTTTAGGCTTTACTTTTGGATTATTTGTTGAATATATTTGTCCTGTATAATCTAAAGTTAAATTATCAATATACATTCCTGAATTAGAGCTTAAAAACCTAAATTTAATAGTAATATTATCAACAGGTAAAAATGCTGATAAATTTGTTGCAACTTCAGCAGAAGTGTTCATTTGTAAATAACTATCATCACTTGTGGCCCAAAATGCACCGTTCCAATATTTACCATTTATATTAAATTTAACAGCACCCATTAAAGTTGTTACAAAATCAGTAAAAGCTTGAAGACTTCCCTGACCAGAATAACTAAATGTTGGCATAGTAATAATATCTTCAAGATATTTAGTTTCCGATAAAGTATAGCCAGCCGTATAATCCGCAGTATGTTGGGCTGAATCAAATACAATTAAATCATCAATTTTAAAATCAGAATTTAATGCAGCGAATTTATCCGAACCAATTCTTAATACTGCTGCTGCCGTTCTTGTAGCGGTACTTGTATTTGTTGATCCATGTTGGTTTCCATTAATAAATAATCGAGTCGCACCTGTGGTTAAATCCCAATTTAACTCAAATTCATATTCTACATCAATAGTTGGTTGCCATACTCCTAAAGTGCTTGTAGTAATAGCTACACCAGAACTATCATACATTATAAGAATTAAGCCACCATCACTTGATCGATGTCTTATTTCTATTCTATTATCATCAACTCCAATAGTCCCCAAGAAAAAAATAGCAAAATTAGTTGCAGGACTATTATCATAATTTGGTATATATTTAAATTTTATTGCACCTTCTTGAGTGTTATCTGCATTATTAAGAGCAGCATAATCAACATATCTCACATCATTATGTGCAAGATCAAGAACACCTGAATTGACAGCAGCCCCACCACTTCCTGTTCCTGTTGCTACACCGTTAGATTGGGTCAGATTTAAATCAGAAGTATATTTAGCATAACATGTTGCATTAAGTGGTATTTGCTCTTTTTGTTTGCATTGTCCAGATTCAATTTTAGTTCTATCTGAATCAAATATAAAACCAGTATCAGAAGTAAAGGTTTGTTCAAAAACACCTGTTAAATCGTCAATTAATTTTAACTGTAATTTATTATTTACAATCTCTACTTCTGGCGGCAAGTCCCAATTATTTGGGTCAGTAAAATCTAATGTTTTTTCTAAAGTCATATATATATTCTCCTAAATACTATCGATCATATTCATGTATTCCAAAATAAAAATTAAGTAATGGCCCATTTCCTCCAATACAAATACATCTTGCCCAAAGTTTTTCTTGTGCGTTTGATCTACGGTCAATTACCGCTTGTATTCCAGCATCATTATTATTTGTTGCGGCTACATATATAAATTCTGTTACTTCTTCTGCTGCAAGTTTTGTAACAATGTTTGATGATTCTCCGCTTATTATTTGGATGCCAAATGGTAATGTAGAGTTTGAATTAATAACAATAATTCTATGTGCATCATATTTTGTTTTTCCTGATCCAACTGGAGTATCATCGCTTCCTAATATTTGTACCCAGGAACCAAAAGCATTATTTCCTGAAACAAGTTGAAAAGTAGAAGCATTCAAACCAACTCTATCAGCTATATGGGCTTCCCCACTTGGCACTCCTGCTGCACCAAACCATTTTTCATAATTATGAAGATGTTTTTCTATCTCAAAAACTTCTTGAGCAATTTTTGAACCGTTGCCTATCATCATATTACCTATGCGTAAAAATGACCTTCAAAAGAAACCGCACAAGTTAAAACTCCACCTGTAGAATCTGACAATCTACAAGAAATTCTTTCCCCTGCTACCTGTTGCGGTATTTGTATTCTATTTGCATTTTCTCTTGATTGATTTGTGTTTCTTTGACTTCTGGTTGCTCCAATTCTTACTTCTGATAATGCAGCACCTTTAAAAATATCAACCTGAATTTCTCCATTTCCTGAAATTGCAGATAAATTAATCCAATGCAAATCAAATGCTGAAGTTATTAAAGTGCTGGCTGGAATTACTTCTGTAATAGCTCCAGTTAAATTCCATGCTCCTGCTCCTGCTGTCAATAATATAGAATCATCGTGATCGGGGTAAACAAATGATTGTCCATGTACATGATAATATGAAGTATTCAAATGATCCATAATTTGATTAGCACCAAAGACATAAGGTACATTAACAAAACCATTTAATGGCCCAATATTATTTATATAGTTTCCATTCCCTATCATAAATCAACCCTCACTCTTCCATTTTCTTCAACACACCAAATATAAACATCAATAGCTGCAACACTTGATATCAATTCAGTTAATTCATTATCAACAAATATTGCAATACCTTCATTTTTATTTGATGGGGCAGGATTTCCAGTCATTCGATAAGTATGCAAATACTCATTTGGTTGCTCAAATAATTTATGAACCTGTCCTGTAGTTACATTTGTTGCTACTACTTTCCATGAACCTTTTGGTATATCAACTATTACTGGATCAGCCATTTTTACTTCTCCTTACTTGTTTTAATCATCCGCACTCATAGCCGCTTCTAAAGAATTTACTGTATTTTTGTTTATAAAGGTCACTTCAATAGCAGTCATTAAAGTATCAATATCATCATCAAACTCACCATTTGGGAATTCTCTCGCTTCTTTAGTTAAGTTTTCTGTACCATTAACAGAAGTGCTTATTACTACTTTTCCCGCTTCAACATATGGGCTTGCATCTTCAGCCCTGAATACTTTATCAGTAGACCTTTCAACTCCAATAACCTTCACATTTTTCCGTTTTAATTCTTGAAGTAAACCAGCTCCACTTGATTTTTTTTCAATATACATGCCACGCAAAGTAGGATCACCAACATTTAAGCGGGGTGTATTATGCTTTTGATAAAACATCTCAGCTTCACGCCTTAATTCAGGAGCTTCAAACTTTTCTCTTACTTTATCAAGCAAGTATATTTTATCATCAATTCCATAACCCCATGCTTGAAATATGGTCCAATCATTTTGAGTTTTTGTTTCTTGTGCTGTATCAGCGGTTATAAATTTATATTTTAATTGCGGTAATACTCCATCTTTATACCATTGCCACCATTTATCTTTGAATAAATTGCCACCTGATACAGTCGGGTTTCCTTGATATAATGACTCAAAACTTGAAGCTGCCATTAACTCTTTTTTCCCTTCTAAAAAATCAAGTGATTTTAATTGTGGAAAAAGAGCCTGTCCTTCTCTTCTATGCTCCTCATCTTTTGTTGCAATTGCTTGATAATTTACAAGCTTATACTTTGACTTATCGATCTTATCTACTAACCTTGCAATAACATCATGGGTAGTCCATCGAGTCATTATAATAAGCAATCCACCCTTATCACTAAAACGAGTCTGAAAATCATCTGTGAACCATTCCCAAATTTTCTGACTCCAAGTAATACTACTGGCTTGTTCACGACCTTTAACAGCATCATCAATGATCCCTAAATCAAGAGTTTCACCAGTAATTGGCCCGCCAGTTGTAGTGTTTCTAAACTGGCCATCAGTTACATTTCCATTTGAATCAATGAACTCAAGATGTTTTGTAGTTCGTATTGCTTCACCTCTTCTACTACTAAGCTTTATATCAGAGAATATTTTTTGATATTTTAAACTGTCCATTTGCCTTTGAACAGATAAATTACATCTTACACCTAATGTATCAGAATATGTACCATATATTGTTCTTAATTCAGGCCAAATCCCACTTATCCAACTAATGAAGTCAGCAACAGTCCATGATTTCCCATGCTGTGGAGGAGACTGAATAAGCAGGATTGGCCTTCTTTCCTTTTTTAATTCAACATAAAATTGCTGAAACTGTTTGCAAAGATCAACTATAAACCAATTTTGTAGAAACTTTTCATTCCGCATAAACATGCGATAGGCAAGAAAGTTTCTTCTTGATTTTTGAATCCACCAATCCTCTAAAAGATCGATGTCTTCTGAAGTGTAATCTTGTATTTTTTTAAGTGGTTTTTGCATCTTCTTTTTTATCAGGAAGACCCCATTTTTTTAAAATTGAAAGAGCCGTTTCTGCTTCATTGTAAGTATTAATTCCCTCAACTCTTTCTTTTACTTCAGTATCACCTACTTTTTTAGTTCTTTCTATATTCATTTTTAACCTCCACATTAAAAATTAAAGAGGCTGACTAATCAATATATGATTAAAGGCTATTATCTATTAGTTGTTCCCATATCTTCTAATCAATTAGTCAACCTTTTTAATGCTTAATACTTCTCTTAATATTTCCTTTTTCATTTCATTAATATACTGCTCAACCCTTATTATAATAATTTCTGTTACTTCAGGAAGATTAATCTTTAATCCCCTCTTTTTAAAATCATCATTTATTATTTTAATTAATTCAGTCATAATAATTTAAGTTATACCCCAGGAAGTCTGGCCAACTTCCCAGGGTATCGGACCACCCACACGCACCCAAGGAGGATTGGGTCAATCAAGAAGTAGTTTTGGAAAAGTAAAAATAGCAATAAACTTTTCCTTTTTTGTCATTGGATAATTCTTTGACTTTTTTCTCATAACAATAAATCCGATCATACAATACACTATAAAAAAGAATAATAAAAAATATAAAAAAGACTCCATTATTTACCTCCTTTAAAACTGTCTATAAGCCCAACCCCTACCTTGAGCGCTCCATAATACCCGAAGTAAAAATAAAAAATAAAGGCTACATGGGCATCTAAACTGTTTGCCATGTTCAACCATATGACCGATACCTCTTTTAAAGGTTTATACCAAATACTCCCCGTTTCTAAAAGACTTCCAACCCAAAGCGGTATCAAATAAGAACCAGTAAAAGCGAATGCAATAATTCGCCTGGATAGAGACTTACCGGCATCATTATATTGATTGATAATAGTAGACATATTCATATTATCTTTAATATAATTTCTGATACCCTCTGCTTTTTCCTGGGAAGTATGAAACATTTTGTCAATAAACGTACCCGAATGATCCGCTACCTTACCAACGGTTTTTACTGCTTCCGTTACGGTATCCCCTGTAAGTATTTTCCACCAACTCATGGCATCACCTTTAATATTTTTGCTTTGTTTACACTTATAATTCTAACTCCCGGTATAGGTGGATATATAAATTCATATTTTGTTTTCACTTCTTCTGCTGGCTCTTTCGCTTTTACTTTAGATAATGGAGTTAAATTTGACATCCATGCAAAAAGAATAATAGCAACAAACCCAAAGACTACTTTCTGTAATAAGCTAATTTTATTTTCATGAACAGCACAAGGTAAACATTCAACTTTTTCTTTTATACTTTTTACATCTTCTAAAATAGTTTTTTGTTGAACTCCAATTTCGATTAAAAATTTATCATCCATAACAACCTCTTAATACATTAGATTCATTATTTAAACTCTTTTAAAAAATTTAAAAAGACTATCATAAAAAAGATTATAATTATATAATTAAGAATTACCTTAATTTTTATTAATTCTTTATTCATCTTCTAAATCCTCTAAATTAACAGACGGTAATGGAATACCTCTATTCTTTAATAACCTTTCAGGATCACCTTCATAATTTTTTTCTGATTCAACTTTAATTGAAACATCTTCTTTGATACCATAAACATTTGATGTAAGAAGTTTTATAATTCCATTATTAACTTGCTGTTGAGGTTTAAAAGCAGTTGTAGAAAGCCGTTCCCTCCAATTAGCTTCACCAAGTTTTAAACCACTAATTATTGCTTGATTAAATGATGGAAATTTTTTCATCCATAAAAGAAGTGTAGGCATGCTACATAATAAAGCCTTGCAACAATGAGCTTTTGTTTTTGCAGTTCTTGACGTGCTTAAAAGTTTGTAAACAATATCATCATATTCAGGTTTATATGAAAACTGACCATATTTCTTTTTTCTATTACGATCAATTGGGCCTATTAATGGTTTTTGTTGGGAAGAGTGTTCCATTAATTCATCAGGAACTTCAACTGGATTTTTTCTTGCAGCCATAATTATATCTTTTGTATATTATCAACAAAATGAAAACCATTACAAATATCACATAAAATTAAATCATTAATAACTAAATGTCGATTAACAAAATCCTTTTTAACATTCTTTCTTGAACAAATATAATAATATCCCTGTTCACTCTTTTTCCAAACGACTATATTATCAATGTTTAATTTTTTAAAAATTTGCATGATTAAAATATAAAATAAATTCTAATATATGTCAACCCTTTTTATAAAGGAACGCGCGTATATCACAATAAAATACCATTGTCAATAGTAAATTCAACTATTTTCATTTTTCACTTTTTTACCCGCTGTAATTGCGTGATTTCATTAATAAATTTAACAAATTTAGGGATGAACGGGTTTCAGGGTTATTACCCCCGGTAGTATTTGAGAATAATATATATTTTTATGATTTCTAATACTGTTTGACAGAAATAAGGGAAAATATATATTTGTTTTCTGTAATCTCCCGGATATAAAAAAACCCTAAAAACCCTAACAACCCTAAAAGACCTTGAATTTATTATAAATAGAAATTAGGGATTGATGAAAAAAACTTAGGGATGATAGGGTTTTTTGTCTCAAGTTAGCTTGAGACACTTTTAGGATGAAAAGATCAAAAAAAACAAAGTTTGCCCCTCATTTTTAAAAGTTCAAAATATTGAACCTTTTTTTGGGCTGAGGGACGGTTTTTGATTTTGAAAATATCCTAAAAGATAGCAAGATAATCCATATAAAAAGACATCAAATCCTGATTTATTTTCATATATAATGATATAATTCAAAAGAATGGCTGCTGTACCAATTAATATTATGGGGATTAGTTTAACCACTTCCACCCTCCCGTTGGGTTAAGGGGTTATTTTAATTCTGTTGTTTGTACAAACCATGTTCCATATTTGATAATACCATGAAACTCTTTACCTGTTTTCCAGTACACCCCAAACTTCTTTGTTACTTTTTTAAAATAACCCGACACGCCACCGTCAGCCATATTATAGAACCTGTTTTTATTTAACCATGTTGGTTTACAATAACCATAATATCCTGGAACTATACTAATTATTCCTTTATCCATCACTCCCTCCCTTTCTCAGGTGGTTTGGTTATTATATTGTCTTTCTTTTTCCAGCAGTTTGTACGCTTCCTGGATTCTAAACGAAGTATTTTCTATTTTCTTTTTATAACGATCTATCCATTCATTACATCGGTTTATTTCCTCTTGAATAGCTTCTCTCGCGATTGTACAGAACGGCTTGTCAACTCTTAAGAGACTACCGAACGGTAGATATCTGCCTTCAAGATAATAAAATTTGTCTGTTTCCTTAATAATTTTTGCTTTATATATAGCGCTTTTGTATACAGCATAAACATATTTTTTCATCACTCCCCCTCTATGTTATCGATGATTTTTTGAAGGTCAAATGCACAAGAATGCCATGCATCCTTTGCGCCTTGCCTGTTATCATCATACGCTCTTTGTTCCCACTGATTTTTCAACCCCTTCAGCAGATCAAGGACTTCGGATTGATCACGAGTATTCCACGCTTTAATTGCATCTTCTTCTGTTTCACCACCACAGCTATCAGCTATCGAACCTGTACAATGACACTGAGTGCACTTTACAAAAGCAGTCCTGCAAGCATCTTTTGACTCTGTTTTAAAATCACTTTGTAGTGTTGGAATCCCTCCACAAAGCGGGCATGGTTTTAGTTTCTTCATTTCAGCCTCTTGATGAGTTGTTTAAGTTCGACCCTTGTTGTTTCTGGATCTTCCCCCCAATCAAAATCAAAAAGTATTATATTAAGTTTGTTTATGATTTCTGCCTTCTCCACCATATGCTGTTGTACGTATTGCCATATGGCTTTGTCTGCTTTTTCCCAAGTTTCATGACGAACTTGTTCTCTATACGAAAAAGCGTCTTGTTGATATGGATTCTCAGGCTTTTTCATCGGTTGTTTCCTTTCGCTTATAGCAGGGGCAGTCAAAATAAGGGATGTGTTTAAATACAAAAGAGCCATCAAAATGAGATCCACTTGGAATATGAGGTGGGGTAGGCCACCACTGACAATCTCCCCTTGGTTCAAGCAAATCTTCTATCCATATCGGTTCATACTCGCATGTTAAACATGATTCATCTTTCATTGGGTTTCCTCCCAGTAGTCATGTTCCCAATCTTCTTTAAACATGCTCCAATGTAATTCACAAAGATCACAGCATGTTTCTTTATTGAAATAAATAACGTCACGACCACAAATAGCACATGATTCTGTTGAATATAAATCCTCGTCATTTGGTGTATATTTTGGCATCTCTACCCATCCTTTTTGATTAACTGTGTAACTTCGTGGATTTCTTTATTTTTATCTTTGTACTCAGGATCACAATTATTGCATGTCCACCCCGGATCTAAACTGCCCTTTGGAGTGGTCCTGTGTAAAGGTTCTTCGGAAACTGGTACTTCGCATTGGATACATTTTTTCATGTTTATTCCTTTTTGATTAGAGCTTGTTTGAATTAAAAACTGCCCTCGAAAAACCCTGCGGAGTTTTACCTCTTATCTCAGCACGATTCTTTGAGGGTGGCAATAAATGCATTTTAGAGCCTTCAACCGGATCAACTTCGTTTTTGGGAGGCATCACAAAGCCACCACCAGTCCACAGGCATGTTTTTTTTGTATAAGGATCACCATAATCACAGGGCTGAAACCTGTAATCCGGTGTCCTCCAGTAAGTTGAAACAGTGCTCACCGGATTTTCTATAAAATACGGAGCCTCGCACCATTCAGCCAGCTTAATTGATATATAAAAGAGTTCCAAAGCATTTATTAACGCCCCTAAACCCTTATCTTTGAACCATCTGGCACCGGACACAGACACATCGGTGCATGGTGGAAAGAAGGCAGCAAAAACAATATTCTTTCTTGGCGGCATCCAATCACGCATATCTGCACCGACTTTAATAATATTGCCCCTTCTGTTTTCACCAGGCGCGTGTTCAATATCAACGCAATAACAAAGATACCCGGCCTTGGCCCACGGTTGAACAAATACTGTAGATTTATCAAAACAACTTATTACAACATCCTCAGTCATCTTTCATCACTTCCTTCCAGCAACAATCGGGCAACCAATAATTTGCATCTTCTTTTTCAAAAGCATCTTGCGCTATAAAAACAAGTTCAACCTTTTTCCCTGATATTCTTTCACAAAGTTTAATAAACACGGGATCGGTCCTGTGTCCTTCTTTACCTTCAAAGAAATCATCAATAACATCCATTAAGTTGTCTACAATTTTAGCTTTCATCACGCCTCCGTATTTTTCACCACTTCCTTTAATTCGTCTGGAACGTTATAATTATAAAGATATCCGTAGCAAACCTCTACGCTTACACAATGTCCCGTTGATTTAGCGTGTCTTGCTCCAACACCATGAGCGTTTCTTGATTCCCAGGTTTTCCCACATTCTTCACATTCTGCTACTGCATGTATTAATCCCATCACGCCTCCGTATCATGGGTGGGGTTAATAATCCGAGCCTTCAATCCACCAGACATGACCACATTTACACTTATAGTAGTAATCTGTAACTGCACTGTAACAAGATACCCATTCTTTATATAATGTCTGATAGCCCCTGCATCTGGGGCATTTCATTTTGCCCTTATACCACTTCATTTTTTATTACCTCCGTATCATGGGTGGGGTTATTTTTACTATAATCACAGACCACAGATTTTTTGGATAAACAATTAAACGCTTTGTCTCTATCTTTTTTGGTTTTATATCGCTTCCAAACTTGCCACCCATGGGCGCGAAGCAATGGCCACTCTCTTTTGTATCTATGATATAATGGATATTTTTTATCCACTTTTTATTACCTCCCTACAATCCCTGATCTTACGGGCATCGGCTTTCAAAAGCCGTTCATGGCTTACTTCAACTTTAAACCAATATTCACAATATTCAGAACAAAATGGAGGATGCTTACCGGCATGGATATAGCCTTCACAATAGATACATTCTGTTACTGGTTGGTTTTTCATCTATTCATCCTCCGTTATGGTTGTTTAAAGTGAGCCGGGAAACAGGGTAAAATTGCCATGGTAATTACCCCGGCTTTTATATAGCGCCCGACCCCGCGCTGGTTGTTTGCCGGTCGCTGTACCAATACCACCCCTCGGTTAATACAGTCGTTACCGATGGCTTGACCGGCTTAATTAAAAAAATTAAACAACTCCTACAATTTGTATTTTCCAATTAACTACATTACTTATTTTCTTTTTTAGACAATAATTTCCTAAAACAACATCTACAATAGATGATAAATATCTCCCAATCGTCATTTTATTTCTTGATTTATTATCAAGTAAATCAATTAAAGCTGCACCTAATTCATTTTCATCTGAACTTGTATTATCAAAACCATTAAAAGCAACATTAACAATATCTTTTGTAGTAAAATTTTTATCATTAAAATTTTCATATAATTGATGAAGTAAATTTATTTCAATTAATCTCAAGGGATCATCCATTTGATTTTTTAAAACAGCATCATTTAAATCAATGTTTGTTATTTTATATAATGGTCTTCTAACAAATTTATCCCATAATTTAAATCGTGTTGAACCTGCAATTGGTTCCATTTCTTTACCATTTAATATAATAGATAAAATTGCAGAAATTATTCTTTTCCTATTTTCCATAGCCCATTGCCCTATATCTTCACGTTTAAAAATACGTGTATTAGGATTCGCCATATTTGGATTAATATTAATTGGATAAACGCGAGTAGCAAAGTCACCAACAAACCGTATATTATTACCAGTAAATAACCAAATAACTGAACTTGGAACTTCAATTGTTTTATTTTCTCCCAATTGTCTACCACCAAAAACATCATTAGACATTGCATTTGCAAGCCTTCCACTTTGAATTGTTGCACCTTGTTTTATATTATCAAATAACACACAACTATGACCCTCTTGTAGTATAGCTAAAATATGTTTTCCTAATTCTTCTTCATCAGCAGACCAGGAAGAAGCTGCAACAGGTCGATTATAAATAGAATAAGATATCAATTGTGCCAAAGTTGTCTTACCTGAACTTTGAATTGGTGAAACAATACCATAACCAGGGATACCCGCATCTCCAGCAATTGTAGGTCGCATAACACAAGTTAAAAGAGCAGAAACCGCAACTACTTCATCTATTTTTTCATTAAAGGGAAATTCATCAAATACTACTTTTGATAAATATTCATAAGCTTTTTCAGGTTCAATTTTTTTTATTTTTAATTTATGATGAAGCATAGTATAAAGACCAGTTCTTTTATTATAACCTTCTTTTTGAATTACTTTCCAATTAGGATCAACATATGGATTTTCCACAATACCTGCAAGCGGTTTAAAATTAACATTTTCAGCCTGTCCAATTTCATGAACCAGCTTTTGTGGGGGTTCTATGTCCGTTCCTTTTTCATTTTGATAAACAATATCTTTTGATATTCTACTTCCTAATGAATAATAAGGTTTTCGATATGGGATAATAATCGGAATTTTAGGATAATCAATCCCCATTTCATGTGACTTTGATATCTGTCTTATTGTTGTGGGTTTTCCTAAATCAACTCTTGCAAGTGTTCCACCTATAGTAAAAATTGATGGTTCTTTTTCTGTTTTTGCTAATATGTTCCCAGATTTTTTTACTACTTCCCATGCATTTATCGGTGTAACTTTGATTTCATATATTCCATTCGTTTCACGTTCTAATGACTTAGCTTCTTTTGCAGCTTCTTTTTGTTCTTGATCACGTTGTAATTCTGCAATTTTAATAGTCTTTTTTATATCTGCAATGCCAAAATTTAAAACTTGAGATATGTTTTGAATTGCAGTTGTTTTATCCATTGGAGAAAGATCCAAACATTTTTCAGCAAAGTTGGCTTTTACTTCTATATGGTCGGTTGATGCAAGCCATGATAAAATATCTTCTAAAGTTGGTTTATCAACTATATCAACTGCTGAATCTACACTACGCTCAATATCATCAAACCTTTCTTTCCATCTATCATCTTTATATTTTTTTGGAACACTATTCATTGCTCCTTCAAGCATTAATTTAACTGTTTGAGCGGGAACTTTTTTATTAATTAAAGATAAGGCCAATTTATTTAATTCATCATGAAAATTTTCAGCAGTAAGGATTTTTTTGATACCTGATTTAAGGTTATATTTATCTTTAGGGGTTTGGGTGCGTTTTTTCTTTGGAATTATTGCAATTGGTTCAGGTAACCAATCAAGAACAGAGTTTTGTTTAGATATATATCCTATAAATTCATCTTCAGGGATTGGATCTTCTTCTCCCTCACAAATTCTTTTTTGGGTATATACTGGTTGAGTTGCAGTTAAAACAGATGGATCTAAAATATTTCCCCAATCTTTTTCTTTGTTATATTTTTTAATCCATTCTTGAATATCGGTATTATAACATGGCTCTTTTAACCAAAAAAATAAATGACATTTTAATGTATTGGAAGTCAAAGCATATGAAGCGGAGTATTGATAAATATAATCGGCAGAAGAAAAGGAAAAGGGTAAATGTTCTTGAATAAATGCGTCAATATTATGGCCAGAAAAACCGTCAACATCCAAACAAAATAAATTTAATTCGGTATCTGTAATAGTCGGTTTCAATCCATCTTTATGATCGGTTCTTTTCCGTCTGATCATTTTTTCTTTATTTATACCTTTTATATAAGCACCATGTATGAAAAAAGCAGGGTGTTTTTGATTTTCTTGTAAAATTTTATAAACTTCTCTAAGGTTTTTAACAGGGGTTTGGTATCCTTTAAACCATTTCCCGGCTCTATAGCTGTCTAAGAGCGTCCATTTTCCAGAAAAAATATCATATTTAAAGCTTTTTGTTGCAATGTCACTATTCAGGGGCATGAGAAAATTCATGTTCGGCATAAGAAATCCTTTCAATTTTAAGATAAACCCAATATAATACAAAAAATTAGGGATTGCAAGGGTTATTTTCTTAAAATATTAAAAAAAATTAAAAAATAAGTGTTGACAGATCCCTAAAAACCCTATATAATGTAATTAAACAACAAACAAAAGGAGACTTTAACCATGGATCACTCTCAAGCAAATAAAATAAAAACCTTACAAAACCGGGGAGATCTTTTACGCAAAGCAATAGCAAATATTAAATATAGCCTTATTAAACAACCCAATAACCAAACAATAGTAAGACTTCTGGCCAGTAAAATTAAATTAATTGACAAAGAGACAACTGAGCTTGAATACCGTTTCTATACTAATTAACCCAAACAAAAGGAGCTAACAATGGAATACGTAACAATCATAAAAAAAGAAATAACTGTATATAAAAAGAAAATTCTCCGATCTGAGTTTGATAAACTTAATTCAATGGAATTTAAAAATTCATCTTTTCATCGTGATGCTCATATTTCTGAGAACTTACAAGGAAAAATGATGGGGGATGATATTACATTTTATGAAAGAACTACAATTGTTAATGATGAAACTGGAGAAAAATTATTCAAATATAATGTAATTAAATAAAAAAATAACTTGACATACCCTAAATATTCCTATAGTTTGAATTTAGATTTTAATTTAAACATGAGGATAGTGGCGAAACAGATATACGCTGAAGTTATGGGAGATTAACGAAGGTGTGCCATAACCCTAAACGAATCAGTTAATCATACAGGTTTGAATCCTGTCTATCCTCACTCATTAACCCCTAAATGGAGGAAAAAATGATTATCAAAAAACGAGACACACAGAATTTAAAAGGAATCAACAAACCCGGAACTCCTGCTATTCCAGCACGTGAAGCTGTTCCTGCCACCCCCGCTGAATGCATACTGCCTATTGTATGTAAAACAGAAGAAATCGCTGATGAAATGATTAGAAGGATGGACATTGAGGGTTATCAAGCCATGTTCGATGGTCAAAAATATCCCTATGGAACTGATCTTCTAATTCAATTTAAAGCTGAGACAAGAGAAGAATTGCTCGAAGCCGTTAAGACTTGTAAATCTGATGAATATAATGGTAGCTCAGATTCAGAGCTTTCAGAATCGGATTTGAAAAAAGCTGATGATATTGATGAGTAAAAATTTGATTTATTTATAAGATCGATATAAATATATAAATAAATCAAAGATCGGGAGGTTCGCTACCTCTAGCCGCCAGGACGGTATATAAGATATTGGTTTATATTCAAGAAATATAAGAGCTGCCTTATTTAAGGAAATATAAAAGATACGACCAAAGACGCCATGCCCGACCGTTCGGGCATCCCAACTAATATCCTGGATTTAAAAAAGAACGTAAAACGTAAAAAACACTTATTGTACAATTTGAGAGGTTAAAATGAGTTTAATACCTTTAAATGAAATTGATTTTCAATGGAATAGTTGGATTGATATTAAAAAATTAAAAAAATCAATGAAACAATGGGAACCAACCAGTTTAGGGTCAGAACACTGTTTGAAACATGATACCTATTTTTTAAGAATAGATGCTCCTTGTTGGCAATGTTTACATGATGCTAAATTAAAAAAGGAATAAAAAATGAAAATAAACCCTGATTTAATAAAACTTTGGTTAGAAATAAAAGACCAGCTTGACGAAAACAAGGCTCATGAAATGAAAATTCGCGAACAAATCGCAGAACATATCCTTGACGGCAAAATTAAAGGAGCTAAAAAGGGTTCAATCGGTCCATATAGTCTGACAGCTACAGGTAAAATCAACTATACTATTGATAATGAATTTCTTCAAGCAATGTGGCCAAACTTAACATCTGCTGAAAAAGAAGCAATTAAATATAAACCGTTAATTGTGGCATCAAAATATAAAACTCTTGACGCAAATTGTAAGTTGAACAAGGCAATTACTTCAAAGCCGGGAGCACCGACTTTGAAACTTAATAGTGTGGATAAATGAAAATAACCATGAAAAAAATAATTAATATAGCTAAAATAGTTATTCCATTGTTAGGAGTAATTTATGTTGTTTACATGTCAATTATAACTTATGGAGGATAAAAATGGCAATCAAATTAACAACAACAAAAGAATCTGAATCACACGTTAAATGTTTGGTTCACGGGCCAGCAGGAATAGGAAAAACAGTTCTTTCCTCAACTGCCCCTAAACCCATAATCATTTCAGCGGAACATGGTCTTTTGAGTTTGAAAGACTTTGAAATTCCCGTTATCATGATTGAAAATCATGTTGACTTAATTGAAGCCTATGAATTTGTAACAACTAAAAAAGAAGCAAAAGGTTTTCAAACAATTGTCCTTGATTCAATTAGTGATATTGCGGAAGTTATACTTGATTACTTTAAAAAGAATCCGGAGAATAATAACACAAATCCACAAGCCGCATATGGTTCATATGCTGACACTTTACTTCCATTAATCAAAAAGTTCCGTGATATCCCGGACAAACACGTTTACTTTATCGCAAAAACCAAACGGATAAAAGATGATTATACTGGTATCACTCAATGGGGTCCATCCATGCCGGGTCAACAATTGGGGCAGAATATTCCATATCTTTTTGACTTGGTGCTTGCCATGCGACCGGGAGAAGATAAGGACGGAAACAAATTTCGATACCTACAGACAGCCGCAGATATTCAATGGGAAGCCAAAGACCGATCCGGAAAATTAAGCCCAATTGAAGAGCCGCATTTGGGTAAAATATTTGATAAGGTTTTGGGGAAAGGAGGTAAGAAGTAAATGAAACTTAGATGGTTAAAACTCTGTGACAAAAACGGAGTGAAAACAGAATCCATCCTTCAATATTGGGATGGTAAAAGTTGGAAAGATGTAACACTTTTCGAATGCAAAACTTGGCAAGAAGACAAATACTTGCAAGATGAAAATGCAGTATAATAATAATAATAATTAACAAAAAAGGAGAACAAAAATGGTAGAATTAGGCGGCACATTTGATAGTGATGGTTATGATGATATGAGTAATTTTGAACCAATTCCCAAGGGAGAGTATTTAGTTCAGGTTGTAGAATCCGATTTTAAAACGACAAAAGATCAACAGGGAAGATTTATTGAGTTAAAGTTTGAAGTACTCAATGGAGAATATAAAGGTCGTTTTATTTGGACACGTTTAAATGTCCAAAATAAAAATCAAATGGCAGTTGATATTGCAAATAAAGAGTTTGCAACAATTTGTCGAGCAATGGGAAAAGGAAAAATAACTGATACTCAACAGCTTCATGGAATCCCTGTCTTAATGACAGTAAAAGTTGTCCCTGCAAAAGGCAATTTTGATGCAACAAATTCACCAACAGGATATAAACCGGTTACTGAAAATCCTGCAAATGTAAATGAGACGAGCCAAGATAAAAAAGAAGAAGCAAAGCCGGATGTTCCTTGGCCTACTTAAACATTAATTAAAACCAAAGTCGGTGACCCATTAAAAATACTCCCGGTTGATAGGTCTATTATATACGGAGAGACACGACTTTTAAAAAGGTTAAAAAATGAAAACAAAAATTGAAGAAAAATTAATCAAATGTAAAAAGTGTAAAAGAAAAACCGTTCATATTCGCAACACAAAACGATGGACTTTAGGACGGATATTAACTGTGGCATTAATGGCATGGTTAACTATTGGAATTTCACTTCTTTTCGTTTCAAGTGGAAATGAAAAATGGTTATGTAGAAATTGTATGGGAGTATAAAAAATGCATTGTCCCTATACCATAAAAGATATCATTGGAGCCGTTCTTTTAACTTCAGCTATTATTGCTCCATCTTGTTTACTTCTTGGTTATTGGAATGGTCTTGCCGGAAATTGGAGATATCATCAAAAAAAATATAAGGTTACAAAGGAAGAAATAAGATGGAAGAAATAAAAGCATATAAAGTTGGAAAGAAAATTTTTGAAAATAAAAAAGAGGCAAAAAGGTATGAACAAGAACAACAATTTTTTCATGTATTATGGAATTGCAAAATATCTTTAAAAGATTTATTAATATGCATGGAAAATCATCCAAAAGAATTTAAACAAATGTTGGAGAATTTATAAAATGGCAAAACTCCCAATAGACCAAAGATTAAAAGTTGAAAAACAAATAGAAGATAAATTTGTGATACAAAACTTTAGAGCTTATCTTGGCATTTCTCAAATAGCAAAACCATGCCCCCGTGAATTATGGTATAGTTTTAGATGGTGCGCTCAAACAAAAATAACTGCAAGGGTTAATCGATTATTCCAAAGAGGGCATAGAGAAGAAGCAATCATTCAAGCAGATCTCAGAGAAATAGGAATCAAACACCATTCAGACCAAAAAGAAGTAGTTGATGGAAACGGACATATTAAAGGGCATATTGATGATATACTTGAAAATGTTCCCGATGCCCCTAAAACCCCTCACCTGGGAGAATATAAAACTCACAATGACAAATCATTCAAAAGTTTA